GTTTAAGCTCTTAATAGTTTATCTGTGTTATTCATTTCTTATCAGCTCCTATCCACATTAAATATTCAACGCTATAAGCTCTTATTCTTAACTTATTATCTCGCTGAATCTTTCTAACAATATCCGCAACCTCCCAAGGGTTATAGAGCATGTATAAAAAGGTATACAGGTTATCGAGCCATGACATTATTTTCTTGATCATCACTCTCTCCAAATATATCCTTGAATGATTCTTGTAACTCTTCTGGTAATTCGTTATTCATTGCCTATCTCCTTATAAAACGTATTTGTAATAGTGTTTAAATCGTTTATCGCAAGCTTGTTGTGCTATCGATATAGATAACCTTTTAGATTTTTCAGCGCAATACCCTGCGAACAATATAGGGAATACTACCAAGAACATAATCACCATCACTCACGCTCCTTTAATTCAGCGCAAATAACACAAGAAACTATTTTTATAGCACCCCTGTCTGAGCTTGCGTTTTTAACGCCGCGAGCACAAGTAGTAGTGCATATTTCCAATTCGCTCTTGGTGACGACCTCGCTTATTAACTCTGATTTATAATTACAAAACATCACCCACACTCCTTTAATTCCAATCCGCGACACATGCACAGTAATTGTGCTTTCTCATTTTCATTCTTAGCTTTACCATTTAGTATTCTTCTGCATTTACGCCTAAAATTAGTGTATTCAATACCCCATAATTGACAAGCTGCAACAACAGTCCAGCCTCTACCTTGAATCAACTCTGTAACTATATCACTCATATATACCATGCCCCTTTTGATTATCTACAGAGACAATAGCAAAAGCCGTATAATAATACAAGCGCCAACAGCTAGCCATTAATAGCTGCTCTGTCGAAAGACTATGCCTATTTAAGGTCGAATAACATGAGTGATACTCCGCAAAACGATGAACCGATTAACGAAATAGTTAACGAGGAAATCGTAACAAATGATTCTGTACTAGAGTCGGATACTAGTAGCCCAGTTCAGGCCGAATCTACCGAACAAGTTGATGAAGTAGCAGTTGCACAAGAAAAAGCAAACACAGCGTTTAATAAGCAGTACGGCGAAAAGAAACAGTTAGAGCGTGATTTAGCAGCACAACGCGAAGAAAACGCAAGGCTTCAACAAGCTGAACGTGAACGTCAAGCGGCACAAGTTGGTGAAATACCAGAAATGCCAGATAGTTTTGACGATGATTTTGATGCGAAAATGGCGCAGCGTGATAATGCACTTATCGCAAATGCTAATTTTCAAGCTCAAAACAACGCTTTTTTGCAGCAAGAGCAATTCAATCAACAACAAGCAGCGCAAGTACAGCAAGTAAAAGTTCAGGAGTCTATAGCTAGTTATGCTAATAAGGCCACTGAGCTAGGTATTAATCAAGAAGAGTTAACGGCAGCGGGTAATCAAGTTGGTAGCTACGGTTTATCACAGGATTTAGTTATGCACATTTTAGCTGATAGTGATGGGCCATTGATAACAAAACACTTAGCGGCTAATCCGCAAGACGGTTATCAGTTAGCAAGCATGTCACCTTTTGCAGTCGGTCAATTCTTGGAAGGTATCAAGGTAAAAGCTAGCGCATTAAAACCAAAAACAAGCAGCGCACCAGCACCAGTAGATAGTCTACAGGGTGTAACATCAGACTTTGACGCTAAGCAATACAAATATATTAGCGGCTCAGAGATTGAAGTTGGCGCGGATTGGACATAATTAACTGGAGCATTACTCATGCCTAATAACTTAAGTAGTAACACACAAGCAACGCTGTCTAAGAAGATTCTAGACCGTTTCGAATCAACACGTACAATCTCTAAGACTGTTAACACGCAGTTTTTAGGTGATGCGATTAACTCAAATACTGGCGATACAGTATTCATTAAACGCCCTGGTCGCTTTAAGTCAACACGTTCAGCCGATGGTGATTTAGTAGCACTAGGCTCAACAGCTAACAGTATTATTGCTGGTAAAGCTTCGGGTACAGTCCAAGACTTCATCACAGTTGAGGTTGACTGGTCTATTTTAGAAGAAGCCACACAGTTAAATCAATTAGACGAGTTAGTGGTTAACCCGATGATCGATGAGCTTGTTGCAACTCTTGAGACTTCTTTTGGTGAATTCGCACTTAAAAACTGTAACTTATCTGTCGGTATCCCAGGTAATGAAGCAGATGCTTGGGGCGATATCGCTAAAGCAGGCGCATTAACTAAGGCACTAAGCTTCCCGAAAGGCGATATTACTTACTTAGTTAACCCATTCAATCAAGTTGCACTTGCTGAAATTCAACGTTCAATCGGTACTGCTGATGGTTTAGTTAATCCAGCATTTAAAGATGCGATGATTGCAAGTAACTTCGCTGGTCTGCGTGTAATGACCAGTGATTCATTAGCTACATTCACATCAGGAGATTCAACTGACCGTATTGGTGCAATTGTTGGCACACCTGATCCGGCTTATGTTTCAGCTAAAGATACAATGACTCAGGTTATCACTATCAACGGCTTGGATGCTACAGGCACTATCAAGGCTGGCGAAATCATTGAAGTGACTGGTCGTTTCTACCTGAATCAGTCAACTAGAGCTAAAATATTTGATAGTGGCACTGCCGTTAAATGGCGTGCTGTTGTTACTGCTGATGCTACAATCGCCGGTAATGCTGCAACCATTACTGTTGCTGGTTCTGCTATTAAAGAGTCAACAGAGCAATACGATACTATTGATACAGGCTTGACGGCTGGTGATGTAGTAACGTTATTACATGGCGAGCTAACCGACTTCCAACCAAATATGTTTTATCATAAAAACGCTTACTCAATTGGTTCTGTTCCATTACCACGTTTAAGTGCTCAAGATACATTCATGAAGTCTAAAGATGGTTTGCAGATGCGTATGTCTCGTGGCTCTTCTTTACGTGAAAACAAACAGATTTTGCGTATTGATTTACTACCTGCTTTCGCAGTGCTTAATCCATTCCTTGCTGGTCAAGGTTACGGCAACCCATAGTTAAAAGGTGAATATTATGTCTGATGATAAAAAAGAAGAAGTGAAAATGGTTAAAGTTTACAAGTCAAATGGCAAGGCTTTAGAAGTTAATCCGGATATGGTTCAGTACTTAGATAAGCTAGGTTTATCTAAAACAAAGCCTAAGTAGCATTTAAAATGCGCATTAGAAATAGTGCGCATCATTAAGTGTTAATTAGCGAGGTAAATTATGTGTATTTTCGTCTCTGCTTTTGTATACCTATACGTTTCTAAACCAGTTAAACCAGTTAAACCAACTAAAAAGGCTGACTAATGGAAACCGCCGAAAGCGTAATCAATGACGCGCTACAAGAAATCTTAGTCCAAGCTAGTGAGCAAGACTTGCAGACTGTTGACTTTCAAACAGGACGTAGATATCTAAATAGAATGATGGCAACATCACCTTACAATTTATTAGGCTTCACGGTTGTTACTGACCCTAGTGACGATGTGACCGTAGTTGATGAAGCTATTGAAGGTATTATTTTTAATTTGGCGAGACGTTTATTATCATCTTACGATATGGCGGCAACTACTGAATTAAATATGAGCGCTAATAATGGCATCAAAACCATTCGAAGAATAACAACCAACATTCAACCTACACAATTTTCAAGCACATTGCCTATCGGTTCTGGTAATGATTTAATTAACCCTGTTAGTGATTTCTTCCCGCCTAGTCCAGCAGAGTTATTGACTGAAGGTGATGGCGTAATGATTTTAGAGAGTGACACATAATGGCAATAGGCAAAAAAGAAAGTCAATTTACAGTAAAAACAACCATCATAGATTCAGACTTTGTGAGAATGTTTGTTGCTGGTCAAAACTTAGCTATATCATTCAATGACTTTAAATTATCGCTAGGTGTTACCGGCACATTAACTGCTGTCGGCGACCCGCTAGCCGTTCAAGTCTTAAACGAACCTACAGCGCAAGATTATCAAATCAGAGCCATTGAAAGTGGTGCGGGTATATTGGCAAGCGTTAGTGCTCAAAACGGTATAAAAATTAAAACAAACTTTCTTAACGGTTCAGTTGGTGCAAAAATAGTAAAAGATCTGACAGCTGACGCTTTAACCTTTAGATCATTAGCTGCAGGTCCAGGTATAACCGTTTCAGAGTCTGGCGATGAGATACAAATATCTGCAACAGAGGTAACTGAATCAACAAAAACAATCATAGTTTCTCAAATAGCAGACTTACCCGATCCTGTTGGCGGAGCTATAACGCTAGAAAACGATACTGATTATTTGTTTGTTCAAGATATAACCACATCGAATAGGTTTATTTTAAGTAATAATGCATTAATTAGAGCTGCTGATAGCTCAATAGTTAAGCTCACATATACCGGAACTGGAACTATGTTCACTGGTATCGATGTTAGTTCTAAAATAACATTGATCGGGATTGATGCACCAAACGGTAAGGTATTCGACATTACAGGTACGGTGCTTGGTAAGGTTTTTCAAATGATTAATCTAACCGTTGACTCTTGTGATATTGCCGGCAACCTTGACGGGTTAACCGCTGTTCAAATATCTGACACGGCTTGGAATAATGTAAAAACTAATGGCATTACTTTTTCTGGTAACTCTATAGTTTTTGTTGCACAAACAAATGTTGTAACAATGAATGGCGGTACTTTCTTAGATTTAAATACATCTACATTTGATGGTTTTACTTGGGTTAATTCATTCGCAACATTAAACGTTGGAACAACCCTATTAAGTGGCTTGATCGATAGCGGTAATATAAACGTTGGAGGCCTTGGTTCGCTAGTAAACACTCGAATTTTTGGCGTTGGAACACCGCTGTCGGGTATTTCTTCTGACGATATAAGGTGGAATTTC